CGTAGACCTTCATACGACCGTTCAGAACACCAGCGAAGGTGTTTCCGGTGTCGTCAACGTTCAGGTTCGTGCTCATGGCCGGAGCGTAGTCGAGTTGACCAGCGGCGGCGAGAGCGGAAGCAACGTTGCTGGAAGCGATAACGAAGTTACCCTTACCACGACGTGTTTCCTGAGCGATCTTGTTGGCTTCAACTTCCAACTGATAGATGAGGCTCTTGAACTTCTCAACGGCCCAACGTCCATCAGCGTCAGCAACCATGTCAAAGAGACCATCGGTACCAACGTTAGAAGCACCAGTCTTGGCAGTGCTGTTGATCGAACGGATGACTTCGCGGTTGATTTCGGCGAGGATTTCAGCGGAGAGGATGTTAGCCAACTCAGACTCGGCGTCCAGACCATGGATGGCCTTGAGATCCTGAGCGAGTTCCATCGTGTACTCAGCCTTCAGCTGACGTGACTTGGCGGTAACAGTCGCTTTCTCGATGGTGAAACCGAGTTCAGCAGGAGTAGCACCTTCAGCAGTCGCCGTAGCGATACCGGTACCGGTCGTGTAAGCAACCTGCGGGGAATCGAGAGAACCGTAAGGATCCGTTCCACCATGAGAGCCAGCGCCACCGAAGTCGGTGTCAGCTTCGTTGAAGAGAGCTTCCGTGTCGGCGGTCGTAACATTACCAGCGCCGGGGGAATCGACATCGTTGTAACGAGCCTTCATCGCGAAGATCAGTCCCGTAGGACCGGACATCGGCTGAACACCAGCAACATCATAAGCGATCAGGTTCGGCATAGCGCGACGAACGAGAGAGATCAGTACGGGATCGTACGAAGTGATCGAACCAGTCGTCGTGTTGTTTTCGTTGAGCATACCGTTGATTCCACGCTCTTCGTTGAGAGCACGCTCGGTGTTCTCAAGAAGCTTGGCGGTAACGGCCTTGCGGTAGTTGTCCTTGATCTCGGGCGCATCAGCGTGCTCGAGAACAGGAGCCCATTTTTTCAGTTCGTTTTCTGCATTGAACATTTTTTATGTTTCCTTATATTTTAAGTAAATGATTACTTGTGGTTGTTTTGTTGAATACGACTCAGAGAAGAGATATAACGTTGCATTGTCGGTGACAATTCTGCGTTAGGATTGGCTTCTCCTTCGACGATTATTTCTGTTTCGTCAGAAGAATTTTCTTCTTCCAACGTTTCTACGGTCTCTTCCTCAGTGAAGAAGGACTCTTTGATTACCTGAACCTTAGACTTGAAGTTAGTTGCATCGATGAATTCGACACCTTCAAGAAGTTTGACGAACTTCGAAGACTGAGTGGAAGTCAGATCCGAAGTAGCTTCGGAAACAATCTTCTCACGTTGAAGTTCAACGATCTGAGAAGCGAGAGAATCACGCTCTTCAGAAACAGTGAGGAGTTCAGACTTAGTTGTTTCGATGTCTTCGCTAAGACTGTCAACCAGATCAACTTTGCTTTCCGGAACTTCGATGTAGCTCTCAACAAACAGGTTCTTGAGATTCTTCATGAAGTCTTCAGCGATGTCTGTACGCAACTTGTTGTCAACGTACTCTTGGTTTTCGGTCATCCACTCTTCAACTACGTATGTGAGGTAGTTGTCGATTTTTTCAATCAAAGACTCGCGAATATAAACGATCTCTTCTTGCAAAGATTCTTCGTACGTATTCTCAAGTTCTTCCTTGATTGTGGCGACTTTGTTAGCAACAGCAGCTTCGAAAAGAGTCGAAGCCTTGGTTTTGAAGTCTTCGGTAAGATTGGACTCGGCGTCAGCAAGAACCTTCAGGTCCGTGGCAAACGCTTCTTCCATTTCTTCCTCTTCTTCTTCACCATCCATCGAATTCTTAATGGCGTCATAAGCAGCCATCAATTCATCTTTTTTCATCCCCTTCATTTCCTTGTACATGGCGTTGATCATCTCAGCCTTTGTACTGGGTTTGTCATGCATACCCTCTTCCATCTCCTCCTCTTCATCATCATCGCCATGCATCGCTTCGTATGCTTTGACAAGATCATGTTTCTTCATGGATTTGATAGTAGAGAAAGCATCAGCGAGGATGCCCGCTTTTGTTTTAACACTTTCTTCGGGTGTTTCGTCTTCTTCAGACTCTTCAGACTCTTCGTCTTCTTCAGACTCTTCTTTAACAGAAGATTCTTCAATGGTTTCTTCGTCTACTTCGACGGTTTCTTCCATTTCTTCGTCTTCGTCAGACTCTTCGTCTTCGTCAGACTCTTCGTCTTCTTCAGACTCTTCGTCTCCGTGTTCAGCTTCGTTTTTCTTCTTAGCCTCACCGAGAAGAACGTTGAGTACCGAATCAGAAAGATTTTCTACAGATTCCTCAGTAACTTCTTCAGGTGTATCCTGTACAAGCTCCTGATTCTCTACAAGATTATCTTCCTGTACGTCTTCGACAACGATTTCTTCGTTTTGTTTTTCTTCAGACATTGGGTTTAATACCTTATTTTGAATTTAGAGTTTGGAGAGGAAATCTCTGAAGATTCGTTCCTGTGCCGCAGCGATCTGCGAGGAATTAACCTTCTCCATTTCAGTCTCATATTCTTCAATTTGCTGAGGTTTAAGAATACCATTCTCCAAGATCCAATCAACTCCTTCCATGATGCCATTTACAAAGGCTTCGGGGGCGGAGGGGTCTTGAACAATGTCAACGGTCGCAAGAATATAATCATTCTTTACAAACGTTTTGTTTTCTCTTGATTCAACAGTTCCCATACCACGACTTGAGACACCTAGCTTGCAGCCTCCTTCTACGAGACCTTTCACAATCTTACCCATGGGTGTATCCAAGATAAGTGCCTTTCCAACAACGTTATTACCTTCCCATTTGAGTTCGGTAATACGGTGTGAAACTTTATCCAAGTTAATTGCTGGACCTTCGGGGTGATTTAACTCACCAACGGCTCGTCCAGTAGTAACCTGTTCCTTTATGTATTTTTCGGTTGCTGATTCCAGAACCGTTTTAGGATAAATTCTTTTGTTGCGGTTTTCTTTTTCCGCTTGCATAAAGACGCCTTCAATGAAGACATCTTTGCCACCATTCTTATTGGCTTCTGTGATGTACTCCAATTGTACATCTTGTGTTTCGGTGATCAGTTTCATCTTAGTTAGAATAACCAATCGGTGTGCATGTAAGTGTTGCGGCCGAAGTAAGAATCTTTTCAGTGTTCTTCTTCTTAATATTAATTTGACCACTTGCCGGAACATCAAATGTTCCAATGGCTACACCCCCACTTGTTTGGAGTGTAACTTGTCCAGACGCGGATGTGCTAGTGTTACAAATATAAACGTGTGACGCCTCAGATATATTAGAGGCCGTTGAGTTCGGCGTTTCTTTTGCCGCTAGTGGAATGATTGTCATTTTTCTACCTTCTTTTTAAGAATATCAGCCATATCGTCCAGTTGAGAAACCGAAACGGCCACTTGATTTGTCCACCATGATGGCAGATCGTCTTCGGGATTCATTCCCTTCAAAATTTCTTCCATGTTGTTGAGCGCCTCTTTGGCGATACGGATTCCTCCAAGAGCTGATGCAACATCGGTGTGACCATCCTCTTGAATAGATTCTACATGAGAGAGAACCTGAGAGGACGTAGAAACGAGATTATTCCATTGAGTATTAGTGTTCATTATCGGCGAGATAGTTCTACTTGTTGTCCCAACTGATAGAGGTGAAAGTCAATTGTATCCGTTTTGTATGGATTCCTTTTCTTCGGATTGGATTCTCCATCACCATACGCTTTACTGGAGATAAGAGCCTTTGTCAGTTTCGAATCGTCGTAAATCTTTCCAAGAAGCATATCGACTTCGGATTGTTTAATCTTATCGTCTCCGCCTTTCACAAATTTGGAGGCAGATACCGCTTCTTCAAGTTTCACTTCTTCAGTAACCGGAACGGAGTTTTCACCGTTGAAGATTTCCGAAGTCAATCCAATGCGACGAACATTCATCGCTGTATCCAATTTCTGTTGAATCGCACTTTTG